CCAAACCCAATGACTATCACCCTTCGTCCCCATCAGCGTCAAGCATGTGATGCGATGTTGAAGCACACCAAAGGTCAGGTCATCATCCCTACAGGTGGTGGTAAGACCATGTGTATGATTCAGGATGCACTGGATCACTTTGCCATTCATGACGCTGGCATCATCGTTGTAGTTGCTCCTCGTATCCTGTTGGCACAGCAGTTGTGTTCTGAGTTCTTGGAGCATATTGAAGATGCTGCTGTTCTCCACGTTCACAGTGGTGAGACGGAGCACTTTAGCAGCACTAAGTCTTCTTACATCAAACGGTGGAGCGATCAGGCATACCGTAAGCAACTGATCTTTACCACCTATCATTCCCTTCACAGGGTTCAGGAGTCTGGTATCAACGCTCATACCATCTACTTTGATGAAGCACACAACTCTGTAAAGCGTAACTTCTTTCCTGCTACAGAGCATTTCAGCAATGATGCTGAGCGTTGCTATTTCTTTACAGCAACACCAAAGCACAGCGTCAGTATCTTCAAACCTGGAATGAATGATGGTGAAGTCTACGGTCAGGTGATTTGTAATGTGCCTGCACCTAAACTGGTTGAGGAGGGTTACATCCTCCCACCTAAGGTCTCCATCACGGAACTGCCTCAGGGTGACTTCAAACAGTCTGACTGTCAGAACCTACTGGATACGATTGATGGCAACTCTTTGAATAAAATTCTGATTGCTGCTAGGTCAACACGTCAGATCGTCAAACTGCTGGCAGAGTCAGACTTCTACCATCAACTGCGTGAGCGTGGATACTCTTGCCTCTACATCACGTCAAAGACTGGTGCCTTTATTGATGGTGTCAAGGTTGACAGGGATGAGTTTTTCAAGACTCTTAATGCCTGGGGCAAAGACCCTGAGAAGCGTTTCGTGGTAATTCACCATTCTATTCTGTCTGAAGGCATTAACGTCAACGGTCTGGAAGCAGTGCTCTTTATGCGTAACATGGACTGCATCGGTATCTCACAGTCTATTGGTCGTGTGATCCGCCTAGGAGACCGTCACAAGACCTTTGGATTGGTTTGTGTCCCTGTCTATGATAAAGTGGGTGTAGGCACCGCCAGGTCCGTCCAGGCGGTCGTAGACACTGTATTCGAGCAGGGTCAACCCGCCATCTCTACTATCCGTCGCTAATCATGAAAGTCAAAGTTCAACTCTTCAAAGCAGGCAAAGTCTTTGATGAAATTGTCATCGCAACTGACTATGAAGATGCCAGGCAAGTAGCACTGGCACGGAACCCTGGTGCCTCTGTTATTAGTGTGACCGCAGTATTTTGAGTAAGTTTCTTAAACCCTTCATCCCACATCCATCAGTTCTTGATCCCAAACCCAAAAATCCATTGGGTTATGTTACGAATGATGGTGTGTGGGCAGCAGTTCCACTTGGCAATACCAAAAAGTATGTTATCATACATCAAGGAAGTCAAGTCGCAACTCTTAATACATACAAACAAGCAGTTGACTTCATCAACAATCAACTCAAAACCAAGAAACGTAAATCCAGGAGTTCTAATGTCCGAAAAAAGCGAAAAACGTCGTGATGCTCTTGGTCTCTTCTACGAAAGTGTGTTGAAGCCAGACCATCAACTGCGCCAATGCGCTCATAACCAGAAATGCTTCAATGAACTAATGGAATGGCGTTCTGAAATTATTGAATACCTTGACAGTAGAAGAAATCAGGAGTTCGGATAAATATCTACAGATTGTGTCAAATTTATGTTATCTACGCAATACCGACTTCGGTTGGAGTTCATTTGTAAATGTATTGCTAACGGGGAAGAGGTAAAACTTGACGACATGATCTGGGCGGAGAAGTTGTCTAAAGCAAACACTTCTGCCCGTGAAATGTTAA